CGCGATCAAGAAATATTCAATCAGGTATTAGAGCAGAAGATAGAGGTGGAAGTGGTTTAAGTAGAGGTGGATTATCTACTGATAGAAAAAAAGCAAGGCAAGCAAAAACTAAGAAGAGCAACAGCTACTCCGCTTTTGATTACTGAAGAGGGAGAGTTTGAAATTAGAACAAAACAACCTGCAAAGAAGAACACATCTAAAGGTGTGCTTGAGTTTTCTGTAGGCATCTATGATAGCCAAGGAAAAAAATTACCTGCAGATACAAATGTTGGTTCTGGTTCCAAGGTTCGTTTAAGTGTTGAACTTGCACCTTGGTTTGTAGCTTCTCTTGGGTTTGGTTATACGCTGCGATTAAAAGCAGGACAAATAATAGAACTCAAAGAGTACAGTGGATCTGAAAGTGCTTCGTCACTTGGCTTTGGTGCTGTTGACGGAGGTTATATTAGTGAAGAAATAGAAATCAAAGATGAAGAGAGCGCAGAAAATAACGAAGCATCGACATCAGCGGTTCCGTTCTAAGTTTGAAAAGAACATAGCCCTCTCCCTAAAAAGGGAGGGGGTTGACTTCGAGTATGAGACTTTAAAAATTAAGTACACAAAACTCGCAGTTTACACTCCAGACTTTATTTTTCCCAATGGTGTAATCATTGAGGCAAAAGGATTTTTCAAACCTAGCGATAGAACAAAACATATTTTAATCCAACAACAACATCCAGAATACGACATTAGATTTTTATTTCAGAACGCTCACAACAGGCTAACAAAAAAGAGTAATACAACTTATGCAGCTTGGTGTGATCGTCATGGATTTAAATGGTGTCACCAAAAAATACCAAGATCATGGACACAGAATTTGTAGAAACAAACTTACCCTGCCCTAGTTGTGGTAGTAGTGATGCGCTTGCTTTAAATGCTGATGGAAGTACCAAGTGTTTTAGCTGCGATGAATTTATACCAAAAAAACACAACCAACCTATGCCAACAAACGCAACAAAAAAAACTACCAACAATACTAATTTCTTAAAAGGACAAGTGTTACCTATCGCTCCTAGAGGGATACATAAGGACACCTGTAAAAAGTACAGCTATGAAATAGGAGAAAACGAAAAGGGAGAAATAGTACACATCGCCAATTACAAAGACAGCAACGGAAAGGTAGTTGGACAGAAGATTAGAGGAGCTAACAAAGATTTTACAATAAGAGGAAAGATAAACGATACTTTTTATGGGCAGCACCTTTGGAAAAACGGAGGCAATAAACTTCTTGTAGTAGAGGGCGAACTAGACGCTTTAACAGCTTCACAGTTGCAAGCAAACAAATACCCTGTTGTGTCTATAAGCCAAGGCAGTAAGTCAGCAAAGAATCTTTTCAAAAAGAACCTAAAGTGGCTTGAAAGTTTTAACGAAGTCATTTTGATGTTTGACGAAGATGAAGCAGGTAGACAAGCGGTTGCTGATGTAGTTAACATTCTACCTCCTGGTAAAGCTTACGTTGCTAAATTATCTGGCAAAGATCCTAACGCTTTACTCATGGATGGTAAGGGGGATGAAGTTGTTAAGGCTATGTGGGAAGCAAAGCAATGGAGTCCTGCTAACATCATCGATGGTGCTGATTTATTTGATAGGGTTTCTACAGCAAAGGTAAACGATTCTATTCCCTACCCCTTTGAAGGGTTGAATGAGAAGACTAAAGGACTTCGCAAGGGTGAGATCAGTTTGTTTTGTGCAGGTAGTGGAGTTGGTAAGTCACAAGTCTGTAGGCAAATAGCTCACCACCTACTTACAACAACAGATAAAAAAATTGGATACATTGCGCTCGAAGAAAACATAGAACGATCAGCGCAGGGTGTTCTTGGTTTGGAGTTAGGCAAGCTTTTACATTTAGAGCCTTTTGAAATAGATGATAAGTATCTTGACGCTTACTATAAGACTGTTGGTTCTGGTAGATTTTTTCTTTACGACCATTGGGGGAGTCTCAACACTGACCTACTGTTGTCTCATGTAAGATATATGGTACAAGCGATGGGTGTTGAGTACGTCGTGTTAGATCACATTAGCATTGTTGTCAGTGGTATGAATGAATCAGAGATGGGCAATGAGAGAAGAGCCATTGATGTTCTTATGACAAAGTTAAGAGCTTTGGTTGAAGAAAGTAATTTTGCTTTATTGTTAGTCAGTCACCTTAAAAGACCAGAAGGTAATCGAGGATATGAAGACGGACTAGCACCTAACTTATCAGCACTTAGAGGATCGGCAGCACTTAGTCAGTTGTCTGATATTGTTTGCGCACTTTCCAGGAACTTACAAGGAGAGGACAAACACACCACTACTCTTAGTGTTCTTAAAAATAGATTTAGCGGAGACACAGGTGTGGCTTCACAACTTGAATACTGCATACAAACAGGCAGACTAACTGAAACAGCATTCCCAGAAGAATTTTAGATGTGGATACTTCCAAAACAATTATTAACCACCTTTCGCTCTGCTCTGGTTACGAAGGTATTGGACTCGGACTTAGAAGAATCTTCAAAAATATTAGAGAGATCGCTATGGTGGAGAGGGAAGCCTTCGCCATTTCGTGTTTGGTTAAAGAGATGGAAAAAGGTAGACTGGATCAAGCAGCTATTTGGTCGGATATTCGTACCTTCCCATACCGAAAGTTTCGAGGACTGGTACACATCCTCTCTGGAGGTTTCCCCTGTCAGCCCTTTAGCAATACTGGGCTTCGCCAGTCAGACCGAGACGAGCGACACATCTATCCCTTCATCGAATATGGAATTAGAGAATGTAGACCTTCCATTGTTTTCCTGGAAAATGTCGAAGGAATCATCACCACAAAGACAAGTGAAGGCGAGCCTGTTCTCAGATATGTCCTCAGAAGCTTGGAGTCGTTGGGTTACATCTGCGAGGCAGGAATATTCTCAGCGAGCGAAGTTGGCGGAGGACACCAGAGAAAGAGAGTATTTATTATGGGCTACTCCAACAGCGAGGGACTGGAAGGACGGAACAGCAAAAGCTTGCAAGAACTCACCAGTAAATTCACTTCTGGGGAGACAAATACACCACGCCAAGTACCTGCCCCAATCAACGAACCTCAACACCTTTGGGAAAGATCACGAACTGCACCAATTAAATCCTGCTTGGACGGAGCAGCTTATGGAGTTGCCGACAGGGTGGACAGAACTCGTCTCTTGGGGAACGGAGTATTCCCTCGAACAGCAGAACGAGCCTTCAGAATCCTCTCAAAAAAATTAATAGAAAGAATAGAAAGATGAAATACAAATACAATATACTTATTAGCGACATAGAAACGAACGCTATCAAAAACTGGCAGACACTTGAAGGACTTGATAGGCTTCACTGCTTCACAGTTATAGATCCAACAAACAGCAACCTCTACGAGTTTAATACAACAAAGGAAAACATAGAAGAGGGGTTAAAAATGTTACAGGAGTCTGAGTATATATGCTTTCACAACGGCATAGGCTTTGATGCTCCTGCTCTTTACAAATTGTATGGGATTAAGTTTAACAAGATTGTAGACACAATGTTGATGGCAAAGGTTCTCTTTCCAGACATAGCTACTAGCGACCACAAAAGAGAAAACTTTCCTAAAAAACTTATAGGTTCTCATTCGCTAAAAGCTTGGGGGATTAGAATAGGAGTACATAAAGACTCGCATGGCGAAAGCGAAGACTGGGAAACCTTTAGTCCAGAGATGCAGAGGTATTGTAATCA